GTTCAAGACGAGCATACAGCTCGTCAAACTGTGCAGGAACCATAACTTGATTAATAGTAATGTAAACGCCAGCATCCATTAACTGGAGACATCGATCGCCGAAAACTTCTTCGTTTGCAAACTCTGCGTGGTAGCTTGCAGTAATGCTTCTTCTCTGTAGCGAAGCTGTTGAGTTAATCCATTTGTCCCACCACTTAATTCCAGGGCTTAGATTAGTAGTCATGTGGATGCTTTGGTATCCAGGAAAACTGTCATTGCAGTAATGCTTTATAACCTCTGCAAAGTATTTATATGCAGTGGGCTCGCCGCCGCTAAAACTGAAGTGGAAATCAGTAAACCCGTTTGCGCGAGCTTGCTTCTTTATTTCGTCTATTGCGTTTGTGTATACCATAAGTTTTTGGTGATCCGGCGTACTAGATCTTGCATAACTCCAGCAGTAAGAACAATTATAGTTACAAAATCTGGCGAGTATCCAAGAGACAGTAAATAAATCAGTATCGAGTAATGTTTTTTGTCCGAAACTTGTAATGTCTTCAAATGGAATTTGTTGGTATTTGTTCATATTTATTAGTCTCGTATATTATTTTACTACACTGTCTTGCGCACGTCATGCACTTGTCTTTTCCGGACCAAAAGTCTGGCATTAGTCTAAACAAATTCTCGTTAGTCGACAATACGTAGTCGCTGCATTTAGGAATTCCGACCATTGACAGAACTTCTTTTGTGTTCTGTACACTTAAATTGCGCAAGTAGTGTATAGGTAAGTCTTCCTTAATAGGTTCCTCTAGATAATCTCCTCCTATCCAACAACACGGAAATATATTCCCATGTGGGTCTACATATATGCCCTGGTCGCTTATGCACTTAGGTGTAATTTCGCATGATTCGATAGCAGTTTCTCTAGTTTCTTTATCTAAAAGTGCAGATAGTGAATATGACGGAGTTTTCTTAAATTGATCAAGCTGCGCTGGCTTGATTGTGTATTCAACATTACCTGAATTGCCATGCACTTCGTATTCGTCCATTTCGTAGAATCTAGTAGTACTTACGAAATTAACACGCTCGACTCCTAAGCCTAGTAAATATTTGTTTAGTTCGCTAACATCGTGTTCGTTATGCGCAAATACCAAACTATCAACAATTGCGCGACCGCCGGCAGCAATAAATGCTGTTAAGTTTTCAATTACCTTGTCGTACTTAGTGTTCTTTCTATATAGTTCGTGCTTCCCTTTAAACCCATCAACTGCAAATATTACTTCGACGTTATGCTGTGCTAGATTTGCCCACCACTTAGGTGATCGCATTCCGCCATTTGTGTGAATTGCAAGTCTGGTTGTTGGATTGCACTTGCGTACATATGCGTATATCTCTAAACAATCCTTTGCGAATGCAGGATCACCGTAGTTGCCGCAGCTATAAAAGTTTGTTAACTGCGCTAGGAACTTAATCGGAAACCATTCTTTAAATTGTTCAATGGACATATCGCCATTACTAATAAACGGGCGTGCTGCGCCACCGTGAAGATTCCTAGCGCACATAGGACACTGTGCCTGGCACTTATCAGTGAGTTCTATATGTACTGTTTTAACGTCGTTAACTAATTGCATAGTACTGTCATTGCCTGTGTGTTGTGCTTAAGTAAGTTTCTAAAAGGCCAAGCCTGTTAGCACTAGATGTAGTGTTTAAATGGAGTTAAAAGCAGGTATAATTACAACATGTAGTCAAAATATAAAAAATATTATAATATGGTTCTCTAGGAGCCATACTGCTTTAAATTATAGTAGTCTCGCAGCCAAGTAAAGTTGTTTATCTTTGCTAATTCTGCTGAATTATTCCTGTGTTCTGTGCCGAAGCTAAGACCAGCTTCGGCCCCAAGTTCTGCATAGATTCCAAATTCTTTATCCCGATTATTAGCTAACCATTTCTCTAAACGATCAGTGGTGTCTGTGTCGTCTTGGCGATCAATTACACGCGACGACAGCTTAACGCATTCGCGGAACGCTGACTTCCATGTATTAAACGGATCAGTGTTAAACTTAGTTACATTAGAAACGGCATCCATTGCGCTAAAGTAATCCGAGATGCTTGTTGTCATGTCTGTCTTAGTTAAGTCCATGTTCTGCGTAAGTTTACGGGGAAGTAACTTTACTCCGCCGTAACCATAACAAAGGCCGTTTATCGGATTCGTTGAGCGCCAAACATGCACCGTAGACAAGTCTTGTTTTGGAACATTGTAGTTAAATTCAAAGTCGTCAACAACCCATGCATCGCCGTCTACTACATAAAACATCTTAGTTACTGCTTTGTTTGCCGCTGCTATATGTGCATTATGTATTCCGGTAATGCCGTGAACTCTCATAGCTAGCGGTGCTAATTCCTGTAACCGAGCAAAGTTTTCATCTGCATTTTTTTCGTCGTAACTGATGAATACAATATCATACATTTAGTAACACCTCGTGTAATCCGGCATATTCCGGAAAAGTTTCCTTAAAATTTGTACCGCGGCGCTTATCGTACTCGTCAACAAACTTACAGAAATCCTGTGCATACTCAGTTGCTTGTGCTGACTGTTCTAGATACACACAAAATCTTTCAACTAAGTCAACTTCTTCAAGATACAACCGTGCATATTTTTGTGGTGAATTATATTTTACCCAACGTTTTGCAAACTTGCGGTACTTCTTAGCATGTACTTTTCTATCTTCAATTGGCAAGACTGTACATTGCAAATGCGGTGGCCACCTTAGATAATTAATACTTAACGGGATGCGATTAACAGCAAATAAAGTATTGTATGTATCTCGTAGTTCCATTACAAATTCAAGGAATTCGTTAAGCCTCGGAAGTGCTAAAATATTTATTGTTGTCATCATAGATACGTTAACATTTGTTTCGGTAAGAATACGATGGACATTCTTAATCCAATTATCGTATTTTAATCCGTGGCGTATGTATTCTGCTTGTTTTCCGGCACTTTCCATGCTAGTAAATACACTTACTTCTTTAACTTTTCCAGCAAGATTATTCATTCGCTTGATTAACTTATCAATTAATACGTCCGAAACGTCTAAGTTAGTGTTAAGAGAAAAGGTAAGCTCAGGGCATGGATTATTATCAAGATAATCAAACATTGCCCATGTATCTTTGCTCATAAGAGGCTCGCCTCCCGTTACTCGGAATACTCGCAAGTGCGGAAGCGCAGACGGAAACCATTTCCAAAATGCATCAAGGTATGGATTTTCTTCAGTGTGATGGAAAGGCAGTTTGCCTGCATCTTTTAATTCTATCAAATCGTGCGATCCATACTTTACAGGGTAAGGCCCATTATCTCTAATGTCCTTCATCCAAGTTGAACTAATATCCGGGGAACAATACGAGCAAGCAAAATTACACGCATTTGAAAATGATACTTCTAAGTAAGCGGGAAACACATCTGCATTTGGATCAGAGTGTTTAATTTCGTCAAATCTTTCCCAAGCCCACCAATCTGCTGTTTTTAAGTGCCTGTCAGAAAAATGGCTGCCTTCTTGATCTTCTAATGTCCAACAATAATCGCACTCACTAGGGCGTTCGCCGTTTAGCATTTTTGCTCGCTGCTTCTTTTTGTATATGCTATTATGTAACGCTGCTGGATTGCTTAATACTTCCTGTTCTGAAATTTTATGAGCCGCAGGGTGATGACAAGAATGATTAAAGCCGGTTTGCAGATATAATGTAGTCTGTAGCCATTTTGCAGTACAAAACGAGCAGCTAACTGAGTTTATCTCATCGCGCTTTAGTTCCAGTGCTGCTATTCTGTTTTCGTTAGTACTCATCTAATTTTATCCGTTCGCGTAGGAGATTGGTACGTGGCCTTAAAAAACTTACTTTGGTCGCTGTTTAGTGGATCAAGGGCGATTGGCAAATCTAAGTGATTCTGCAGTGCTTGTCCGTATTCGGCAGTAAGTTTTTTAACGTCTACATCCTTTGAAAATCCCCAGTAATTGTCAAGAAAATCAAAGTCACGTACCTGAGTGTGGTCTATCTTATCGAGCATCGTATTTACAATACCTTGTCTTGCTCCAAGAATCGCCCATTCACCGTTCTTTACATCCATTCCTACCATAGACCAGATGTATAACCAGTGTAAGCAGCGCCAGTGTAGCTGCTTAAATTCTTTTGGTTCAACAGGAACACCGCGATTTAAGGATAGTTTAACACCTTCTCGAAATCCTGCTCGCCATGCTTGCTTTGCAGATCCATTAATGTATGTATCCGAAGCAGTTTGGTTCATTTGGTAGTATTCGGCATCCCAACAAAAATCAACTTGTGCCATTATGTTAGCAGGGTCTGCATTTTCGTGAGTACGCATGTTAAATACGTATTCTTTAGACCAACATTTTACTCCGCCGTTGCCGTACATTAAGCCGTTTACTTGATTCTGACCGCACCAACTAATAACTAGTTTCGACAATTCTTCTTCACTTTTGTTACTAACATCAACTTCGTTAGATAAAAATCCAGGTCGCACTTGGTTGTCGCCGTCAACTGTTATAAATCGGTCAGTGTCGCTTATACTTGCACATGCTTTGTGCGCTGCATCGGATCCCTTAACGCCGTGTATCCGTTTTGTCCACGGAAACTTCATGCAAAGATCAGCATAGTTTTTTTCTGCGTTAGGCTCGTCGTATGACAAATATATAATGTCACATTCTTGAAAATTAAGTGTTGCCATTGGTGCTCCTATAAAAACGATAAGTATCAAACTTTTTAGATGTATATATGCTAATGTCATTATACGGCATCTGTAAGTTTATTGGTACTGGGTTTGAAAAATCAAACATAAGTGTATCATAAACAATATTTGGATCATCTCTACTAGTGATGCCAAAATACATGTTAAAGGTTAAGTTACCTCGGTGCTTGATCATGTTTGCTCGCAACTCCTTGCCTACTTCCAGAGTCCACTTGCTGTTATCTTGCGTTAGTGTTATGTCGGGATCATCAAGATACGTAGCAGGAACTTGATATAGCGAACTACCAAAACTAGCGTCATCTGGCACTAATTCTTTTTTCTTAAATTGTAAGCACTTTAACTCAACAATGTAATCAGACATAGGCTCTCGGCCTTGCATAATTGCTTCTACTTCGGAATACAGTACAGCTACTCTATTTTCATTTACATCAACTGCGTTGCCAATTTTGTATATTTCGCCAGTTCCTTCTTTAAATGCTGCAAACATTACAATACTTTCCTTTCGAATTTATTTATTACATCGTCACTTGCAAACTCATCAGATGTATAGTGAAAGATACCGACTTGATTAAAATTTCCTATGCGTAACGTTAAGTCATCTGATAGATATGCCCCGACTTGTTGCATCCACCGGGACGGCGGATCAATCCACCCTTGTACATGCGGTTTCATATGTACAAATTTAGGAACTAGAACGCTAGTGTTAGTAATTTTGTCTTCTATGCCCAGGCATATTGCGGCAACTGCGGCTGTGATATCCATGGTTGGGTGCTTTGGCTGCTTAAGTGGAACAAATCTACCGTAAAATAATTCCCAGTTATTGCTAATTAGTTCTACCATCTTATAAAACTCATGAGCAAATTCAGACTTCTTAAAATAATGCATGCCGCCGTAAATATTTGGTAGATTATTTGCGGCGAAAGTCTTTCTATAATAAGTAGAGGTTACCTGTTCGTCTCTATAAGTATACGAATTCGACAAATAGTACACATCGTAATTTGCAAATTGCTTCCATACATGTGATAAATCTTGCATCACAAGTACATCTGCGTCAAATACAATTGTTTCTTCATAAGGAGAAACATGATACATCTTCCATCGATTCTCTGTTCGAAAGCGGGACTCTGATTTTTCAAACCAAGGTATGCGTTTTACTTTGTCAAACAACGGTCTCCATTTCTTAGGTACTCGATTATGTGTAATTATAGAAATTGGTTCGTTATTGCCTGCTGCCTTTAAACTCATAGCAAGTAATGCTGCCTGTTTAACGTAGTTTTGTCCTTGAGCAAATACTAAGTATCCTTTATAACTGTTCATCTATGCACCTGTTTAAGCTAAACTTATTCATTACGTGTAAATTAGATCCTTTAAATTTAACTCCGGTATATTCTCCAAGATAATTTTCTTTTTCTACTAGCACAAAGTATTCGTCCTCTTGTATTTCCCACAACAGATCTCTGTCAGTGGCGTAAAATAAAGTGCCCGGCATGCAACCTACAAAGCCTGGGGTTAGATGAATAGCAATACTAAGCAACCAATCATTACGAAATGTTGATCCCGGTAGTTGATATAGCGGTTTAAAATGATGCCAGTTTTTTTGTATGTGTTTTAGTAAGTCAAAAAATACTTCAACTTGCGCATCCTTACGAAAGTATACGCAAGTGGCCCAATAAAAATCCGGCCCAGTGTCGCTTATTTTTTTAAACTCACTATAATCGCGCCACCCTGCTAAGTCTACTGCATCTTTATACGCTAACATAGGTTGTGTTGAGTCAAAACAATTTAAAAACTTCGAGTCTCCTATTACCATATCCGAATCTAGCAGCAAAGTTTCGTCATACGGAGTTATGTCATGCGCACTAGTCCTGCTATTATTGTTAAATTCTAATTTCTCTTGCGTAAGTGAGCCGTCATAATAGCGCTTGTGTGTAAACTCAGCATTATCTTTTATTTTAATAATGTGTTCAAATACTTCGTTGCAGTCAGGATATTGTGATTGTAAAAACGCCACTGAATTAGTAGCTATAGCAGTGCCTATGCCTAAGTATTGCTTTACTCGCTTGGCTAGGAAATATGCTTGTTTAACATAGTCTATCTTGCTGTTATTGCATGCAAAAACTAGTACTCCTTTGCTCATAAGTCAAGCAGTCCTTCAATTTTTCTATTCTTTTTAAGCTTTTCGTATTCGACATAAAATTCATTTGATGCTTCTGCGTATACACCGCTTAAGTCGACATGAAATTCAACAAGGTCTTTAATTAAAATAGGAGTGCCGTTGTCGTCGATCAACACTGCAAACTCTCGGCCAGAGCGGATGGTACCATCAATAAATGTTATTAATTCTTTCGTGGCTTTGAATTGAGCGCCGTGTGCATAATGGATCAGGCCTTCTTCGTACCGCTCTCGCAGTAAACGTTTTTGCGTGTTAACAGTTGTCATGTAATTCGAAAAGTCGAGAACTTTTTGTAGTCGTTCGTCCATGATGGGTTCCTATAAATTAAGTGTGTACTTTATTTATAGGTTAGAGGTAGTTGTGAAGGATGGGTCTGGTATAGTTACGCCGGTGCCAGACGCGCGGAATGTTTGTATTGTGCTAGTAACGGTTCCATTAATATTTTCGTCTACTGACGGGCCTGGTTCTACACCGCCTTGCTGATCGCCGGTATCGTCGTCATTTAATTCTACTAAAAATCTAATAACGCTAGTCGAGTCAGCTCTTGCTTGAATAGTATAATCATTTTCGGCGTACACGCCAGATCCTACTTTTGTGTAAATTTGTTGATAGCTTCCAGTTAAGTCGTAATTACCATTATTACTGCCGGAGCCGGAGCCGGTTGCATTTGTTTCAGTATAATTAAAACTAATTACTCCTGCCTCAGATAACATAGAGGACCAATTAGCTGTTTTAGCTCCAGAGCCTCCTGCAATTCCAGCCGAGAATCTTATCTCGCCGTGTGTATTAAAAAAGTAACGACGCGCATCGGCATCAGCAAACGTGACAGTAAATTCATGTGTAATAGTTCCGTTCCAGGTAGTTGACCGCACGCTGGTTACAATCGTAGCTAACGTAGCCTGACTAGGATCCATAACAAACTTATTAGTTACTATCCCGGTAGTAGCTACGTCGTAGTCAACATAACCTTTAATTGTACCAGCTGGGTTAGTGCTGTTATTGTCATCGGCAATTATGTCACCGGTTGTCAAGTCTGATATGCTTGATATACCAGCACCGTTTTGGTGTAAGAAACAATCGCTGATATCAGAATACAACTCTTGCATATCCAATGCAGTAACCAAACTAGTTGCGGCCACTGTGCTACTTGCAACTACTTGACCGTACCCGTCTGTGCCGGATCCAGTGCCGTAAATGTTTGCAACTCGTGTTTGTATGTTGTTATAACGCACTGCTGTGATTATATCGCCTATTGCCATGACAATATTTACCTTATGAAAGTGTTGATATAGTTATATATGACGGGGGTGGTACTGATACGTTTGTGCCAGTTGCACGGAATTCATCGAAATTACTAGTTATAGTTCCATCTACGTTTTCATCAGGATTGCCTGTGTTGTCATCGTTAAAGGTAACTCTAAACTGTAGTTGAGCCGTTGTATTTGCTCTTGCTTGTACTGTATAATCATTGTCGCTGTAAACACCCGATCCCGTTTTAACAAATACAGTCTGATACGACCCAGTCAAATCGTAATTTCCAATGTTACTGCCGACTCCTGATCCACCGGTGCTAGTTTCATTATAGTTAAACTTAACTATTGTCATAGTCGATAGCATTCCTGTCCAATTAGCTGTCTTAGCTCCGGTGCCTCCTGTAATACTAGCCGAAAATCGCATTTCACCGCCTGCGTTAAAAAAGTGCCTGCGGTGATCGCTGTCAGTAAAGGTAACTCTAAATTCATGACTAATAGTTCCGTTCCACTGCGTCGAGCGAATACTTTGTAACACATTTTGAGCTGTTGCTTGATTGGAGCTAACTAGTAATGCATCGCCTTCAATAGTCGGCATTACATTCTCGTAGTCAGCAAAGCCCTTCCGGGCACCATCAATACCAGTGCCGACTTCGTCGGCAATTATGTCTTGATTGTCTATCTCTACAATTGATGTATTATTAGAGCCAGTTTGGTGATTGCTTGCTGCTTGTATGTCGGAGTAAAGAGCATCCATTGAATCTTCTGTAGCAATATCGTTAACCGATACCGGCGAGCTAGCTAAAGCTTGCCCGTATCCCGAAGTACCGGAGCCTGTTCCCATAACGCTTGCGATGCGCGAATGAACATTGTTATACCGTGCTGCTGTTATTGTATCGCCGATTGCCATAATTTATACCTTTAATATACACTCTACTAATTTTTCATTACTGTTAGAGTTAGTCTCAAGCGCAATACCTACTATGTAACTACCTATTACGTAAGTGCCTGCTTCTGATGTCGCTACTCCGCCACTGCTACTATATATAGTTTGTCCTTTAGTTACAGCGCCTCTAATGCGAACTGGCACTCGGCCTACTAAGGCGATATACTGTCCATCGGCTTCGCTATTCATCATAAATGCAGGATTAGTCGAAACTACTCCTACTGGCATATTAAATCCAGTAGATACATCAACTTCGTGGTCGTTGTGTTCACAAACTTCAACAACTGTGCCTGGAGTTAATTCACTAGGAGTAGTATATTTTTCTGCCAGGTCAGCGTAGCGTGCCGAAGTAGCAATTCCGTTAAATATCGTTGCTGCTAGGCCTCCAGAAGTATCACGAATTGCTACTGTGTTATTAGTTGCACTCACGTCGCTTGTGCGGTAGTTAGCTCCAACTTTAAGTGAATCTGCTTGCGTAGCTACGCCGTTAAATGCGTCAGCATGTACAGTTGCCCACTTTGCTCCGCTTGTTCCTAAATTATAAGTGCTGTTAGTAGAAGGATTTAAGCCTGTTGCTGTAATTGACATAGAGTGCGTAAGTGTTCCACCGCTATTATTAGCCTTTAATTTAATAACATTACTAGAGCCAACTGTGTTAGCTATAACACCTTCGTTTCCGTTTTCAACAAGAATACTAATGTCTGAAGAATCACCGATAGCAAGTCCGGCATCTGCAAACGACACTACGTTAGCAAAACTCGAGCTTGACGTCCGGACATAGTCGCTAGCAAGAAAGCCGCCTAAGCGTAACGTATTTGAAGCTGTTCCCCAAAAGTGATGATCGGTGCTCGTCACACCAGAAGTAGCAGCTCTTGTATTTTTAAGAGTGATACCTTTCTTAATTATATCAAATCCTTCAATTGCACTAGGATCCCCTGGGTCAATTGTAAATTCACCCGGACTAATAACTGTAATTACTTCATCGTTAATTACGCTGGCAATTACTGAATGGTTAACACTAGTTGTATCTTTAACTGTTAAACTTTGCATTTGAGTCACGCCGGCTCCTGCGCCCTGCGGTCCTATTAAGACGTAGCCTGCGCCATTATAAACATAAAGCTGATCGTTGCCGGTGTCCCACCAAAAATCGCCAACCGTTAGGCCCGAAGGTTCGGTGGTCGAAATTTCAGCTCCGCCCGTTGAACGAAACTTAGTTCCGTCGTAAAACTTTAGTTTTCTAGCTGCGCTATCAAACCACATCTGCCCGGTAACTGCGCGTGGTGGAGAATTAGCTCCACTAAAGTTTTCTAGTAAAAAGAGAAAGTTTTCGTTCTGAACTTCTCCGTATCCTGCATAATTCCTACCTACAAACTTTATGTCAGTTGTTTGATCAATTGTGCCGTCTTCAACTGTAGTAAGTAATGAATTATCATATTTGTTAATCTGGTATGACATGTTTTTTAACCCCTAAAATGCTTATCAATATTTATCTATTATGCCCTGGTATTTAGACTACTTCTTGCCATGTCTTAGTACTAGAAACATCATTAACTATGTATTCCTTTAACCCTCGCGTAACTCCTATCGTAACCGTACCCGAAGCATTATTGCCGGTGTCTGTAAAATCTTCTACTACTGACTTAGTGCCGCCTGCGCCGTTGGGATTGTCTACAGTAGTTAGGGTCTTAACCAGCACTTCAGTAGTGATAGATCCACTTAGACCGACGTCTATAACGATTCCCGAAACTGTTGCGTTGTCTAAACTAGTAGTTGCAATATAAGCCGACGAGCTAATACTTCTGTCGGCTGCTGGATGCAGTGACTCAAGAATGGCTATAATAGCTGCATCGTTTAATCCTGTGACATCTAATGCAAAGCCTATACGCTGCGATTCATTTTGTGCGTCGACATACTCTTTGTTTGCTGCGTCGGCTGCAACAACTGGCGCCTGTAGTCCTGTAATTCTCTGAGGTGTTGTTAGTGTAATTATGCCGGCGCTATCAATATTTAAGCCAGTAGTGCTTTCTGTAATCACTGATCCGTTTATATTAATACTGTCAACATCTAGGTTTATTAATGCGCCTATTGTCTCTAAGTCGTTAGCCGAAGTGACTCCGGATAATGTAGTAGCCGATAGCACAGTAACTCCGGCTATTTTATATTCTTTATTAGGTAGCAGATTGAGGTGTTCGGACGAAGTCCATGACCCAGTTCCTGCTCTCCAAATAAGTTCCTTAGTGCCGCCCGACGACATTAATAAGATGCCGCCGTTGTCAACTCCGGCATCGTCTAATAGAAACGCAGTACTATCACCATGAGACGCTAGTTCGATGTTTTTATCTTCGACTGCTAAATTATGAACTTCGATACTTGTGCTAGTTCCTCCTACAGTAAGATTACCGGTAATTCTAGCATCGCCCGTTACGTCTAGAGTTGCTATAGGAGTTGGCTGAAATATACCAACTCGCGCATTTGCTGCGTCTATAGTAACAGCGTCTGCAGGAACTGAATCAAATCCAGCAGCAGTAGAGCGCACACGTATACGATAATCATGATCGAGCTGCGTATTTTCTGTAACAAAACTTGTGCCGACTACCTTCTGAACGTTGTTTAATGCTGTTCCGATTGTTAAACCGCTGTTATTTTGAATTGTAATATTGCCAACAGTAGTTCCGTTAGCATCAGCTGGTATGAACGAAGCCGAATTCTTAATTACTCCGGTTTCTGTTATAAGGTTTCTTGCATTTAATGCAGTGCCGTTATAGCTAAATTCACTTGGGTCTACTGGAGTAAATCCTCGTTGTATTGGTGCAGGTATTCCGGCGATTTCTTGCCCCGGCACCGGAGTAAATACTACATTACTGTATAATCCTACAAATGTACCTTGTACGAATAACCTAGTTACAACTCGATTAATTCCAATCGAGTCAAGAACACTAAACACGTCAATGCCGCTCTTGCCCTGTGCTGTGGTATAATCAGGTCCAATAAGTAGCCACTCGGTGCCTGTGTAGAAAAAGAACTGGTCGGCTCGAGTGTCAATCCATAAATCACCAAGTACCGGATTATTGGGCGCAGTACTTTGTATTGCCGCACCCGAACCAGACTTAAATGTGCTGCCGTCGTATATTTTTAGTCTGCCTGCGTTTGTGTCATACCAAACTTGCCCAAGTAGCGGATTTTCAGGAGCCGATACGCTTGCAAAGTTTTCAAGCATTGCTATAAAGTTTTCGTTTATAAACTCGCCAAATCCTTTGTAATTACGACCCACTAATGTAATATCAGTTGCGCCGGTGTCTAACTGCCCGTCAATTAGTTCAACTAACAACGATCCGTCTGTTTTATTTAATATGTAACTCATTACACTACTCCGTGGTAGATTATATAGTTAGAAGCGACAAACGGGTTCATTACGTTTAGTTGTGCCCCTAATTCCTCGCCAGTAAAAGAGTGATCACCCGGTGCTGTGCGATAATCGTTCAATCCTGTTTGTCCTCCGTCTTGTATTTTACCACTAGTAGCAAGCGCTTGTCCGTCATTTGTGCCAGTGGGTGCATCGTATGATATTGCTTCTGACGCTAACACGCCGCTGATGACGTCGGATATTGCATAAAATTGATCACCGTTCGACGCTCGCATATCGTGCTCGTGCTGTGGCAGATTTCGTCTACGGACATCTTTTGCTTCAGAGCCGCCAGATGTGCCTACTTGATCCGCTGCTGCGTCAGTTACTGTGTTAGCGGCACCAGCTGAGCCCATAGTATCTGCACCCAATGGCACTCTGCCTCGCATATCAGGTAGTGCAAACAAGAGCACGCCGCCTCCGGTAACAAGGCTAGCGTCTTTAAACTTAAATTGTATAACTGCGAATAAATCAGCATATGTAGATTTAGAAACTTCTTCACCGTTGCACAATAACCATCCCGGTGGTGCAATATCTCCAGCATACGGCATGTACACGCCTATTGGATTAACCGGCACTGATTTTAATAGGTTTGTCCGCGATACACGGAATAAGCCGGGCGTACCGGTAATTCGATTAAGTAGCAATTCGTCGTTAGGCAACGTACTAGACACCGCTGACTTATTACTAATAAATGCATTTGATAGTGCTGTAGTAAATGTTTTTATATTACCGCCGGTCTGTCCGTCAAACACAAACTCAGATGCGCTGACATCGCCTAGCATCTTAAAAGTAGTAACACTTGTTAATTTATCTGATGATCCGGCCCGTCCCGACACTGCGCCGCTAACGTTACCAATAACATTTCCGCGGAAATTATTAGCATACACATTGTTCCACTTTGACGCCAAGCTTCCTAAATTTCGTTCAATGTTAGTAATGTCAACATCTGGAATGATATTAGCAAACGTAGATGATCCCTGTATCCGTGTATTGCCTCCGACATTTAAGTCCTTGGCTATTCCTGTGCCGCCTTTGATAATAACTGCACCTGTACTAAAGGTTAAGCTGTCGGTTGTTCCATCAACAAATAGTGATTCACTTACTTTAGCATTGCCCAGAACGTCAAGTGACTCGTCTGGATTTGTTTGATTAATTCCAACGTTCGTATCTGAGTTAATTCTAATTGCTGTCGTTAAAGTCCCGGCGTTGTTAATGCGAATATCTATATTTGAGCCAGGGGTACTGTGTGTAATAACGGCAGAGTTTCCTTCAATTCCAAGACTTAGCGGGAGACTAGCACCTAGTTCTATGCCCGAGTTATCTTTAACGCGCAACGCTGCATTAGTAGTACTAACTACGTCGCTTCGCAAAAAATTTGATGCCGATACTACAGTACTTCCGACGATTAGGTTCTCTGCTTTTTCCGATGTGCCGATAAATTTTGAAAATCCACTGCCGGCTATATCAGCCAACGTTAAGTTAACGCCGGGCTTAATCGACACAAATCCTGTAATTACTGTCTTAGGAGTAAATGAGGCAGTTGAGATAATTGCAACTGTGCGTGCTTCAACTTGTACTTGCAAGACGGTATGAGTAATGTTGGCAGTATCGACGATGCTCGATGGCGTTATGCCTGTCGCTAGCCCGTCTGAGAAACTAGGTCCTACTAAGATCCACCCCGAGCCGGTAAACAAGTAAAGCTGCTGGTTGTCTGTGTCGGCCCAAAGGTCTCCCGCAAGTGACGAAACAACATCTGGTTCGGTGGTTGCTTTTTTAAGACCACCACTTGCAACCCATGATGTTCCGTCGTAAATCTTTAGCTGGCTCACTGCATCACTTGTGTCATACCATAGCTGGCCTTCGACTGGATTAATAGGAGCATCGCTATTAGCAAAGTTTTCTAATAGATGTAGAAAGTTTCCCGCAACTGCTGTGCCATACGCCGTTGAACTGCGACCCGGTAGTCCGAGGCTTGTTTCGGTATTAACTGTTTTGTCCTCAACAGTAATATTACCTTTGTCGATGAAGTTAGTAAACGCAACTGTATATGCCATTATTCGTTAAACCCCGTTAAACTCTGCACTCGGACAGTGTAGTCAATTTGGATAAGACGATTTAAGCTTTTCTGCACAGGATGAAATATAACATGAGTTAACAATCTACCAGAGCCGGCTGAATCAAAAGACCTTAATCCAAGTTCGTCAAATACATAAAGGCTGTCAGCCGACGATGCAGTATCAAACGCATCTTGGCCGTCTGGCTCGCCGTAATCTAATAAGCAAGTAACTAAGATGTCAGTATAGTTAGTACCACTTACATGTCTAGTTTCAATCTTATTGCGCACAGGATCGAGATTATTCACACTCCTGTCGTCGACTATTTTTGTGAATGTTTCATTATACAGGCTTGCATTTGTTCCTGTTGAGTTTGGTGTTAGGTATGTGATAATACCAGTTGGGTCTATTGTGGTCCCGCCGTTGCCAAAGCTCATTTCATATATAAATCCTTGTCCGGCATTAGCTAAGCTTTCTGCCATCGAAATACTCATATTTTCGTAATGAATTGCATTACGTTTCTCTTCAATAGTTTCGTTAGATACAGGATCATATACGTGTATATGACCTTGTATTAGTACGCCTTTGTTTTCAAATAGTTTCATGTGTTTCTCTCATTTACCAGTGTATTTATTCAGGAAGATCCACTATTGCTGCACTTAAGAATCTGCCTATTTCATTTTCTGCGCGGCTCAGTTTTGTTCCTGGATCTGACCAAATTTTTCCAATCTTTCTAACAACCGTAATTTTAGTACCCTCGGCCGGCGTAGTATCTACGGTTAAAATTGACCCAAATACTGTAACTTCGGCTTCGGCTATTTCGTCAGCCTCTGGTGAATCTTGACCAAGTGCTTGATTAAATACACTAATGCTGTTTTTGCGCTGGCGCCTGCCAGCAACAAATGTTTCAAAATCATTTATACTAGATGGTGTAAAATCTAGCTCAAATGCATTAGTAGTTCCGTCTGCTATTAACGTTTGTGTTAAAAATCTATCCTTATAAGGAATTGTTTCCTGCATTCCTTGATCTTGCAGTCTTTCGCCTGCAAGGTGAGTAACTGGAATACTAGTACCTAGTGTCCCGCGTCTTAGTTGCCGTAATGTATTACCCTGTTTAACAAAGTACTCAATGCGCTCACCGTTAACAAACATGACCCCAGGTATATTACGTGCGCTGTCTGGGGCCGGCAGTGATGTTCCGTCTACAAGTTCAATTCTTAGATCATACCAATTTAAGTCCTGCGCTAATTCGTACGTATTTGTGTCATTTAATCGCTTATAATGCGTGCGATTTAACATATCTTTAAATATTCTAAAACCAAACGGAGTAGTAGTTGGCGCTGTAGTAAACTGTATTAGTTCGATTATATCGTCGCTAGCTAGCGTGTTAATGATCTTTACGTACTCGCGATTATTAGTTATAAAATAATCCACGCTTGGCGTTAATAGGACACGATTCTTAGTTACCCAAACATACTGTGCATCAAGTGCTGTGGTTCGCAACTTAATAAGCCCCGAAGTAAGATTATGATACTGAAAGTAATCTGTTGTGTCCGAAGTCAACGTTACTCGGCTAACAACATCAAGCTGTGTTCTTTCGATCCCTAATGCATCGTGATTGCTAAATGACCATACTGTAATTATTTCTCCATCCACCGGTGGCTGCTGTGTTGCAATTATATTGCCGTTTACTATGTCATATCTAATGTCGTCGTCTATGTAGACTCGTAATTCGTCTCCAACAGTGCCGGTATCCGGAAATAATACTACACTCGAGCTCAATGAATCCCATCTCCACGTCACAGTGATATCTTGCTTAATACCGTTTATATATATCGATACATTATTACTGTCAACACTAGCGGAAGGCAGCTGCCAAGATTTAAGCGCATAGATGCGTCGTTCTTCAATTACAAACTTATCATTGTAGCCGGCATCTAGTATACCGCTACCTGCCCTAACAATAGTATTATACCGCGATGGCTCTTGTCCAAACGGTACTGGGTCTAGCGCATAAGCAACAGTGCTTCCGTCGGCTACGATAGTTTGTTTTGATACAATACTGTACTGTTGTAACTCACCTACGTGAATTGTAAAATGTACATTAGTATCAACTAGCGGCGCGGCGCCAAATTCTACGTTAATTCTTCCTTGTCCGTTATCAACTAGTACGGTGTCAACAGGATTACCATCAATTAATACATACGATTGCAAGTTATCCTGTACAGCCACCGGAGTAGTAAAGCTCCGCGTGCTTCCGTCGCCTACAAGTGTCTGTACGTCTAGTATAGTTAAGCCAGATTCGCCTAGTACTATAATACTTACTTTAGTGCCGGCGTCCGGTGCCGCACCTAAAGTAATCTTAAGTGTGCGATAATCAATAGTAACGTCATCGTAAATAACATTATCAATTTTTACAAAAACTGCTTCATTTGAGTTTGGACGTATATCAATGTCATACTCGGTAGTTACTCCGTCACTTGAGAAGTTAGTTGAGAATATATTTGCACCTCCTGACCCGGCTTGTTCATAAACGCGGATGTCAAGTGTGTCGAGCAGCTGGCCCGGAACAAGCTCTTCTGGACCCTTGCTAGTAGTCGGGGTCACAAATCCGTCACCGTCTACTACTATGTCATCTGCTCGTATACCGGTTGCAGTTGAATAAGCTAAGTCGCCGCCTGATAACTGTGTATCGAATCCCGCTGGGTCTGGAGTAAAACTACCATCGCTAGTAGACTTACGGATAATTATAATGTCGCCGTCTTGTGTTACAATTCCAAGATCCTGTAACGGAATAGTATCCTGCACTCCGTCGCCTATTATAGTTTGCATAATTGCATTTGGATTTTCGGGTGTTGAATCACTCGGGTCGTCAATCCTAATACCGTTGCGGTAAACATTGTATGCTACGCCATCTTCGAGCGGCGTAGCAAGGTCTATTGTAACTGTTGATCCGTCGAGGTCGAATATCTCATCTGCAAACGTATCATCGTATTGGTCCCACAATGTTGTGTACCGAGGCTGCGGGTCCCATCCACCGACGCCGCTAAAGTCAAATCCGCGAACTTCCACGCCGCCGTAGTCGATGCCGTCTAACAACTGACCTAGGTCTTTGCCTAACTGTCCGGTTGTTGGATTATAGAAATAATTAATTCTATCCTGGGCGTGTAGCATAGTTATATTCTTTTTATAAGAAAGTACAACTGTAGAATTACTTGCAGGGGGACTAACAAAAGATATTTCGCCAAAGTACCTATCGTATCCTTTTGTTTGGTCTAGTACGTTTGCATAAGTGTACTCGCTCTGCAGAATATCTATATCATTAATTAAAATTGAAATAGTGTTTAACTTAGTGTCCATTGGAAACTTAAGACGAAACTTAGTCTTGCTTCCTGTTCCGACAACTACTTCGGTTTCATTTATACTAGTCACTAAGTACGCGCCAGTTGTTCTATCAAACCTAATAGCTAAGTGTGTTCTACGGGCAAGCGATTCGCCTATAATTGCCGAGGCCAATGCTGGAATCCCGTTGTCAGTTTGCGTACCGTCAATTACTACAGACGGCGCACTTGTGTAGCCTGATCCGCTATTGGTAATAGTAATGCGTGTCACGCGCCCTAAGCTTAGTGAGGCAATAGCAGTTGCTCCTGACCCGCCTCCGCCCACTAACCGTATTACAGGACGCTCCTGGTAACCTGATCCGCCAGTAGAGATTTTTACGTCAGTAATTTGAAATGTGTAATTCTCAAGCCAGTCTCGTAATGGATATTGTTCAACCTCTGGTCGAGCACCAGTAAGTACTCCGTTTCTAACTTTAATGCTCTGCGGCTCAATTAGATTAGTGTCTGCATTGTAAGTTGGCTGCAAGTCAAAATCAGTAGCCGAAGTCTGCGTGCTCTCTAACGACTGATACGAACTTAGATATTCTCGTACTTTTGTCTTGTACGGCTTAACTTCGTCAACATACTCCTGATAACTTGGAAGATTGTCATTCTGGAATGTTACTTTCTGCGTTAATTCGCCAACGTTATGACGTGCTTTTACAAAGCTGGTCTTAAATGCCCAGTCTATATAATTTTGTTCACTAAAGGCGTATCGCAAGCTTGAGAAAAACAAACGGTTGTATTCTATTGCAAGTTCACCAATAAACAAATCATCGCGGATTGCTTCGAATATCTTACGACGTTCGACGATCGGCTGCGAATCGTACAACGAAATGTCATAGTTGTCCGTGTCGTATCCTGCAGAGTTTGTAGCTACGTCGTACAACGATGCACTAAACTGTATTGTTCCGGATTCTCTACCAATAGTTTCATAATTAACAGTGTAGTCGACGCTATCTCGGTCGTCTACCTTGCGTAGAAGCAACCACCCACCCGAGCCAACATTTTCAATCTTAACAGTATCGCCGATGGCGTCGTTAAGCCCGCTAAGTTGGTACGTCTCACTTATTATAAAATTAACTTGGCTAAACTGACTAACGCCCGGTGCATACCAGTTGACGTAATTCCAATATTTAGCTACGTCAAATTCTTGTGATTTTACTCTAGCCCACTCGCTGGTTAATTCGTTCCATCCAAATATACTCCAACTGCCGCTCAATGTGCTATCAGCTTCAACTAGCGCCGAATAGCGGCGGACTAGTAGCGCAGTAGTGTCATCATAGTTTGACCCGCTGTTAATAACGCTAACTGCTGTTAATACCCCTAAGTTATTAATTTCAGTGCTAAACTCTGCTTCGTTGCCATTTCCCACAATAGTTATAGTCGGAGCAGTCTTATAACCTCGGCCGGCATCGACTATATCAACACGCACAATTTTACCATCAACAATTATCGGCGTTATATATGCACGCTTAGTCCGCGCGACGCTAATGAAGTCAAGCTCTTCTACGGTAGAAATCGCTTCGTCGTACAACCCTTCGCTAAATGATGGTACTAAATCAGTTTCAAGTAATGAAGAAATATCTGCATTCTCAACAATTAAGTTATTGAGTAAGATAATATTTGTATACTCAAAGTATTGCTTAAGTGCTTCGATATTATTTACAAACCACCCCTGTCGAGGACGATTTAACATACCATATTTTAATTTAGGAGACAGCGCCGGATCAGGAACCTGTCTGCCAGCAGCATCGTATCCAACTAAGCTATCAAGCCATTTTAGTTCTATATCTCTCTTAGGCCGCGAACTTTCTAATCCGTCTGTGATAATTTGATATTCGTTGTGTACATTCATATCACGATTATCTAATGTCCAGACTCGAAAGTTAATAACAATATCCTTGTCTTCAATAATCGAATTTACATTGTGTAGTGAAAACCTATTATCCGCAAGCACGGTAACATAACGATAATTCTGCGCAAACGGATCTGCAATTAATCGCTCAATGTCAAGGACACTTGTGCTTCTAAACTCGAGATTAGGAATGTTAGATTTGCCTTTAACCCAATAGTAATATTTGTTAGAAAAACTTTGGGCAATTGCATCATATTTCCGTTTCTGTGTATACGCATCGTCGCTGTACTTAGTTGTTCCGCTGACGCCCTGCGCAAGGCCTTGTTCTGTTCCAGCTAATATATCCCATTCCGACGGAAGAAGGTCGCTTTCTACCCATTCGTAAACATCAATACTTGCACCCGGAAACAGTGTGTTCCACGTGTTTGTTTGGTACATAATAGAACCCTGATACGGATCTAAAAATAGTGCAGTTGAAAGGTTCCACCATACACGTCCAACAAAGCGATCAGCCCAGTGATCGGTAGCGTCAACAACTACGTTCTCATTTCCTGTGCTGTACACTGCTGGGTCGTATCGAGTCTTGTAACTTAAGTCTTGCTCGGCTGGTCCGGCAATCTTGCCCTGTATAGGATCGATATAATCCAACGACGCTACTAATTGATTACTTCTACGATTATACATAAAGACAGTTTTAATATCATCGACTACTACTGGCTTAGTCGGCGTGCGGTGTGTATTCCACAAACGCAACTGTGAGTTTCTACGATAATCAACCATAGTTCCTTCGTATACGCCATTGATATTAGCGCGCGGTATTCCAATATATACATGATTTCCGCTTGCTAATACGCTATCTCCGAAGAATGTTACTGAATCGTCATCGAACTCGAACTGTCTTGCATACAGCAGGCTATCGTTTATTCTTTCGTAAACTTTCACTGAACCGCTGTCTAAATTGATGTTATTGAAGCGAGTTAACTTGTTATCAAACGTAGTTTGGCCGCTGTCAAACGTAGTTTCTCGTTCTATATCACCATTCAAGCTAGTAATAACTAACTGGTCGGTATCAAACGATACTCGGTATCCGAACTTCTCTGCTGCTTCGTCAGTTATGCTAGTAAGCACTTGTCTTAATACATACGTTCCGTTTTCTTGTATATAAACACTTACACGGCCTTGGTCGGTCCGTTTAGTATCATCATAGGGCTCGCCTATAGCAAGTAACTTACCGTCCGGGGACATTGCTACACTTTCTCCGAATCCCGTATAGAGCTGCGAGGGGTTAATGGTTTGGTCTAATTTATAATGACCATATGTGCGTCTAAAAATTTGCACAGCAGATGGATAAAATGTACTGTCTTCTGTACCAGAAAGATCAGCAAACGCCTTAGACGAAACTGCAAGTATATCGCCAGTCTGCGAAGCGGAAAAATCATATGCATACTGCTTTGTTCCGTTATCTGCTACGACATAAGAAGAGTCGTCGTTATCGGGTATGCTTGCTGTACCAGGCAGGTATCCAAGATATGCAATGTCACTGGTTGTTTCAACCCAATCGGTTGCGTTAAACTGCTGCCCCGCTGCAATATTAGTTATTGCTGTGTATAATATGCCTGCTTCGAGTACAACTTCACCTTCTTTATAAAAATTGATGGCCTCAAAGCCGCCTCGGTAGTTCCTGTCACGGCCGGTGTCCCAGTTATAAGTAGTGCCATTGTTTATTCCATTTAGTACAATATAAAGTTGTCCTGATGATGCAGGAGACTCGTCGCCAGCCGCGGAAATAAATGCAGTATATAATTCTCCGTCTTGTTTAATTTCGATTTTTGTACCAAGCTGTGCTCCACTAACAGGATTTTCGACAATATAAGTATTTTGATAGCGATAAAATCCATTTGAGGTTCTGGCGTATATTGCATACATGCCTTGTTGGAGATATTCACTAGCTGTGCCGCCGGCAGCAGCTTCGATGTTATACACTTGCTGCCAAGAATTATTACTTGATGTTGGAGTATTTGCTAGCCTGCTAATACCAAGAACCGTTGCGTCTTCGATATATAACCAATACTCTGCATCGAGTGTTTCTTGTACCGCCGGTATAGCAAAGCTAGAGGTATTTTCAAATACTAATATCTTGCCCATGTCAGCAGTAGCAGATACTTCTTCAACAGAAACACTTTCAATTCTTCCTATTTCCCTATCAACACCTCCGGTACTTACGCCGTTAAGTATCAGTTGAGCACTTTCGCCAAAGTCGTTTCCGAGACTCCAGACCCCGACGGTATCTATAACATATATTCTAACCGAGTTAAACTTTCTTTCATAGTGCGATACTCGAGCAGTTGCTCCTGTAACTGAATCTTCAATACTGTCGTCTATTGCTGGCTCATACGGATCACCTAAATTAGTGTCGCCGTCTGTATCAATAACTTGAAACTCTGTAAAGGTTATGTCAATATAACCGTCCCACATAGCAACAACAGTATGATTGCTATTTACATAGTTTCGATCAAGTTTGGTTGGTTCTAAGTCAACCGCTAAGGGCAAAAATACGCCTACGCTAGTATTAACTGCTACAGCATCACTGAACAATTTAGTTGATCGGATAACCCAACGAGTGTCAAGTTGCGGGCCAAGAGCGTCGCCGGGATTTCCCTGATACGACAAAACACCAAACATTGATATCTGGTCGTGACCGCTTGCCTTTGTGCCAATTCTTGTAATATCATCTAGAACGTTAGCGTAGCCGTTTATACCCCTTAAATCGTCTGCTTGTATAAAATCTACATATACTAAACCGTAGCCGGGGTCAACTTGATTAGCTCCGTTATCGTACAACGGAACAGTAAGGAAAAAGTAGCCGCCGACTCCTGCCGGGTTAAAGAACGGAATCACATAGTTGCCAATAGACGTTGTGTTATTAAAAAACAGTTCGCCGGTTTCTGTAAATACACCATTGCTCTCTTTAACATATACAACTAAACTTCCTGCAGACTGCGCAACATAATGAATAATACCGATTGCTGATTGAGTAGTAACTAGGTCACCGACAGACGGTACATTAACAACCGAATCAATATAAAATATGTGATCAATTTTTTCTTGTATAGTATGTCGATTGGTGATAACAGTTGAATCAATGCCAGCTACTAGTCCGGCAAATGGTTCAGTTTCGACCACCGGCAATCCGTTATACGACGAATACTTATTCCACGCTAGTACTATCTCATCACCAACTGCGCCACCTTCGTACATATCAGTCGGAGCACGTACTAGTATGTGATCCACCATTGTATTCGGTAAATTATAGTTTCCTAGTGTTAATAAATTTAATGCAGTTGAATCCTCAACTTGCGAAATAGTTGCATAACTATCCCACGTCGATACAGCAACACCTGTTTCTGCTTTTCTAATGTGCGCTAATGCTCGCCAGTAGCTTTCGTTGTGCATAACAATATCAGCCTTGGCATAATCTACAGTGGGCTCAAAGTCTCCTCTATATCTAGTAGACACATTTGATGCACCGGGCGATCCTATAATTAACCACTTGCTGTCTGGAGAAATTGCAACAGATCCGCCGAATCGTTCCATGCTGTCTGCAAGGTTAGGAGTTGGCGTTATGTTTTCTTTAAACAATAAGTTACTGTTTTCAGTCGGGCGCGTGTACATGCTAACCTGGCCGTTTTCGAAATCAGGTGCGCCGATTGCAACAACCCGGTTATCTAGCGAAGCAGATATAGAAGAGCCAAAATTGTCAACATTGCTGTCAAGGTCATTTGGGTTGTCAATTCGATGTTGTTCTACAAAGATGTCCAAGTTTATAAAAGTAGTCCACGTGTTGTTTATTGCGTTGTCTACCCATATAAGTTCATTCTTGTCTAGAGTGCCGACTTGTATTTCGTTATTTGCTTCTTCAATTGTTTGAAATCTCTTTGATATAAAGCGAGTAGCACTTACACTTAGATTTTCGCCTTCGCTTATATCACTTGTTTCTATCCAAACTTCATTGTTAGTGACTTTAGTAATTTCATAAATTCCCGAGCCGGTAACTACACCAATGACGCCAATGTGAGCGCCAATAACAAAGTCATCTGGTATTACTGTAAAGAAAAGTTTAGTAGTCGAACCATCTAAGATAATCTCATCAATAATATAATCAGTTGATGAGTACCGCACTACGTCCCACGTCTGGCCGTCTTTACCTATCCACACATAGTCGCCTAGCTGCAAGTCTTCTGTGCTTAAGTCAAGTATATCTCTCTTATTAAGTACAAGAGTTAAAACATCGTCAGTGTGTACGTAACCTGCTGTGCGCACAAATTCAGTGTACTCAGAGCTTGAGTTAAACGGCGCATTATTGTAGCCATCTGGCTTGACATACGTTTCACTGCTCTTAATAGCGTACTTAATATTAGTAGGGTCAGTTGGATCTAACAACTCGTCAGTTAATTCAATAGACTGCGGAGAAAAGTTAAATTTTGACTCGTCGAGTATATACTCAATCTCATCAAAGTTATTAGCTGCTCCTACCCGGCCTACTCTGACTGCCCATTCTTCATAGAATTCAAGGCTTTCTTTGTCAGCACTAGCAAGTGCATCGAATAATTTAGATAGCGAATTCTTTGTACCTTTATCTGCAATAAATCCTTGGTAAAACTTATACTGACTAATATCGTCGTTTATAATGTTTTGTAAGTACTGTCTCTTTTGGTAACCAATAAGATGCTGCGCAAGGCGTTGCTGCTCGCTATCAAAATTGTCACTGTCTAAGTCATAAAAATCAGCAAACTGAGATGCCTTAAAGTCAAGGTTAGTTTTTAACTCTGGTTCCGGTCGCTGCGATAGTCTATTCCACTCCGAAAATTCAAAGTTTTCAGTTCCGGTAACTTTTGCGTTTGCTGTATAATAAAACTCTTTGTACTTAACTACTTCGCCAATGGAGTAATCTTTGTTAGCCTGCCACCCAGTAACAACTGCTTCGTCGTATATAAAGCCGGGTATGTTAAGACCGCCCTTCCAGTCATCGGATCGATATCCTACAACTTTGATTCGCTCTTGTCTATATCCAGGCTCTGGGTCGTAAACGACATCGTTGAATACTGTTTCGTTGTCAAGCAACAATACGTGTTCTTTTTGCACTAGCGGTAACTTAATATTGTATACGCCGTCGGCAGTATTTTTAGAACTAAGTATAAATTCATTTTCGTCAGTGCGTACACGATTTGTAAAGTTTTGTTTTAGGACTCGGCCGTCGGCTTTGTACAAACTATAATCGTAAAAGTTATCAAATATATTATCAACTACGCTGAACCCTGACTTAAACTTAATCTGCTGCGCGCCGGGGCTTAGTGTAATTATTGAGCCGTCGTCCCAGTTTTGTGTAGTCCAGAAGCTAAATTCTTTTGCTGCCCTTAGCCAATCTTCTACTGAAGCAGTGTCTGTTTCGTAGTAATCAAAAACAAATCCTTTTGCAACTAGATACTCTTGGTATCCTAATAAGAAGTTAACTACATCTTGCACTGTGCGTAATACAGTGCCGTACGATAAAGTAAGCTCAGTAGACATATCAAACTGCTTGCGTACTACAATATCGCGGCCGCCTTCAACCGGCAGTCTCTGCATAGAAGCAAATTTAGACTCGTCAAAAGCAGTGTTGCTTGTGTGTGTTTCTGTGCATCTATAATATCGATTGCTAATTTGAACAATCTGACTTAATGTATATTGTTGGTTAGAATTCCACTTTACGAACTCTGCACTAAGGCCGCCGACACTAATAGTAGAATCGCTGTTAAGCTCGTACGGTGCATAGTATTTAAAAATAGAAAGTGTCTTATCGTATCCTTTTATAACATACCCCGATGTATCTTTTTCAATAACTACTCCTGAGTAGTTAACTACATCAACTGGTGAACTAGTGTTAAGGAATATCTTATAATTTTCTTGCGGTATAAGAATATTACTATTGTTAAATGGGGTACGAGAATCAAGGATAAGTTGAAATTTACTTTTGTCAGTAAATCCGCCAATTTTCATGCCTAGCTGATTCTTAATACTAGCTAATTTGTCTTGGTACTCTGCATAATTAAGTGTCACTTCACTTGCAAGGTAACCTGACATATAGTTTACAAAACCAGAAGTTAGTAATCTTGTATCATCTTCAACTGTGTTAGGAAATACGATATCAGCGAGTCTTATTTGCTTTTGTGTTTCGGTGTATACTAGGTGTCCCGCTAGGTCACGCTCGATGCGCGAGATATCAAACCCTAGTCCCATGATCTTAGTTGGTTGGTTTAATATCCACGCCGATAGTAAGCTAAACGGATATTCTGACGAGCGGCGCCATGCTGTTTCAACAGGAGCCTCGTCACCGAACACGTATTCATTAGTGGTGTATCGAGCAATATAATTTGTTGCGTACCCTGAATCAATCGGACTTAGTAATTCTCCCTGACTGTTTACTGGGATATGACTTAGTAGCGACGGGCGTGCATATTGTTGCTTTCTAACAATACTCTGTCCTGGCTCTCGGATCATTCCTTCTTCAAGATCAGACCATAGTATTAGGTTATCTTTTGTGTACGGAGCCGGCCCGTACACGCTTCCCCACCACAGTGGCTTAACTGTAAATCCTAACATTTCCCAGGGATGCGAGTGCGGTCGATCAGTGTCGTACGCACTTTTATAAACTGCTCTCCAAAAACCCGGCAGTGAATTACCGTTAAATGAACTCATAAGCTTATAATTATAAGTAAACGAATTTGCTCTTTCATGGAAGTCATTAAGTGTATGATCGACATTACCAACAATAGCTAGCCATTGGGTAAAGTCGTTAATCATAGCACGGTCTATTGATTCTTTAGTTATGTTAGTATTGCGGTATTCACCGCCTACAAACTCGTGTATATCTACTATGCTAGGGTCGTAGCTCTGCTTGATGTTATTGTACATTCGCGTTTCAAGTTCCAAGATTAACAGATCTCGATAATCGTCATGCGCTTTAACAAAGCTGCCGTCGTGTCCTTGTATAAACGTAGCAGTTTCTTGATAAGTGTCGTCGTTTATAATAGCTGGTTGGTATGCTGGGTATAAACCAAGTTTTGTTGGGGTTGGCGGTACGAAACATCCGTCAGTAGTTTCGTATTCGTAAATTTCAAGTAAATCGCCTAGTTGTTTGTCGGCTGTAATTAGTGCATATCCAGCATCGTCGAATGTATAGTCCCTATGATGAACTAGCTGTGTTCCGTTCTGGTATATCAACACAGCGTTAGCACTAAGTTCTTTTAACGAAAATGGCGTAGTTAGTGCATAAAAGTCAACATCGACGTCATCTACTACAAATTCGTTGCGTACTGAAGGTCCGCTTGGCACCATGTCACTAAGGTAAAATACCGTGCTGTCAGTTTTATCTTTATTTACTGCTTCGAGTACCTTGTCAACGTGGGTCTTAACAGGCCCGTCGTATCCTAATTCAAATGCAGACTGTAAAAATGCACGCTTAAATCTAGCGTACTCTTTGCGGCAATATCGCATTGCGTTAACTATATTATTTTCTTTATCTGTTATGTGATACAGCGCAAGGTTGACTGGTCCAGAGTGCTTGACAAACTTTTTACCGTACTTGTCGATTAGACCCAAGTCACGTAAGTTGCTAGTTCCCGGATATGCACCGGCAAAACTTCTTACTTCTTCGACTATTGTTGCTACGTGGTCGTTTACTTCTCCTAACGTAAACGACATAATGTCATTGTTAAGTGGATTGCGCTCAAGATTGTGTGCAATTTCATAGAATGAATTTTCATTTTTAGGCGTAGCCGACGCTGTCTTGATAATAATGACATCGCCCGCAGCTACGTCATTATTAAATGTTACAAGTGCAATGCCGTTAATGCGGTTAATTACATAGTCAGTAACGTTAAACTTTAGCTGGTTGTTTACATATACCCACGTGCGTAAGTCGTTAATATCACCAGAGCGGTCGTAGCAATCAATTGCGTAATTATTTACTTGCAATTCTGCGATATATTGTGTAATAACCTTCTGGCTACTAGTGTCGTTTCCTTTTTCCCAACTATTGGTCGAAACAAACTGATCACGCGAGGTGTATCGGCGTAAGAATGCAATGTCACTTTGCAAGGTACCAAAGTTCACTGCATCAGCTGCATATGTGTATTCGCTGTGTAATAAATTAAAGTCAAACACTATATCGCCCACGTTTTCAAATGCGCGATACGATAGCGGAAAGCCCAACTCTGTATCAATTGCCTGCGCGCCTTCTCTATAACTAAAAACCTTGTTACCTAGGAAGTTCGACGCAGTGTAAAACTCACTCTTGTAAGAGTTGCCTTCTTTGTCAAATAAGTCAAATGTCGGTGGCTGATTAATATGTGTCTTTTCTTGGCCTTTATTCCAAACAGTGTCATTAAACCAATATAACTGTCCTTGGTTTAATAATCCATCACGGATCAATACAGTTTCGTACAACAACGGTAGTGCGTCAGTAGTCTCAATAAGTGCTATTTGTCTCTTGCCGGCTAATGTCACAAACTTAACTTGGTAAATCTTATTCTGCACTAGTACGTCTGTATCTGCCGTAAACAATATGCGCATGTTATCAGTAATATCAATGCCGTCGATATTATATCCAACAGCACCCTCTATTGTACTAAACACGTCCTTTGTAAAGGTGTCAACTAAATCAACATCCTGTTTTGCCTTGGTGCCGAAGTTAAACAGTTTAAGGCCTGCTTTAAATTCAATAATAGGACGCTTGGCGCGTAATCCTTGATCAACGTCTATAACTTCTCCAGTAATTTCAGCAGATTGGCTAATTACAGAACCGTGTGTCCATTTGTTGTAACGCGACCAGGCGTTTAGGTCACCGCTTGCGCGGTTGATTACTATATAATCCTTGTCAGCAGCGAAACTACTTGCATCCGAATACGGAAGCGTATCAAATGGTTCTGAGTCAAACGGTACTTCTGCTCCTTCGGCGTATGTTGCTGGAATTTCTAAGTCTTCGGCATTTACTAGTGTAATGCTGTCGCCCACGCCTTCTACGTACCACTCAGAATTTGCATATTTTGCAGGAGTAACATCGCCCTGGAAATAAACTTTCATTCCGTTGCTTAAGTTATATGCCGTGCTTGTTCGATATGCACGCTTGCCTATTATTTCATTTTCTACATCAATCGCTGTATTTTCTGCTGCATCAAATAATGTTAAAAATCCACCTACGTTTACGTCGTTGCGGCTAATATAGTATAGCTTGTCTGGTGAAGTTTCAGGAATAGTAAATCGTATTGTTCCTTTTTCAATGTAAACAATACTGACTTCGTTCCCGTCCTCGTCGAATTTTGTCTGACCTTCTGAATAGATAACCGACTGATTTATCGTTGTGCCTTCTTCAACACTACCTGGTGTTGGTACTAGAATAAATTCACCAACGTCAAACGACTCGCCGTCGTACAACCCAGTGTCGTAATTACCAGGAGCGCGGATGCCTTGTACTGTTGATATAAGTACCGATTCGCCCGGAGTAAAAGATCGCTGCGTCGCAAAGGCAATTGGGTGCCCCGGTGTATCGATTTCAAAAGTATACGTTTGCCCTTTGTATAGTTTTAGTGTCGGATTTGGTGTTAGTCCGGGGGGAGAAAACACATAAGCAAGACTTCCTCCTTGGTCTTCAAGTCTAACCGAAAACGTACTTTCAATTTCGTTACTTTGCCCCCGCAACGGAACTGCTTGGGGGCCATACGGTAGCCAGTAATACTCTCGGAAATTTGAAAACTTATCCCAATTAATTTGAGGATTCCATGCATAATATTCTTGACTGTTTAATACACTATGATCAGCAGTACTGCCTTCAAAAGCAGAAATTTGATTAATAAAGTCATTGTAGTCTTTGTAAAATGTTACGTTGTCTATATCATCGACTATGGCAACCGCTGGCTCAAGTTGATAATTAGTTCGAGCAGATGACACATCGCCGATGTAATTATCGTCAATAAGCCTGGCCCTTGCTGCTTGCTTGCCAACATAGCCAAATAGCTTCTCAGCCACGCCGGGCTGTATAAGTTGGTCTAGCGTACTGTTAAGAAATTTCTCGTTTGCGGGTGTGCGAAAAAACCGAGGAAGAAATTCAGTGCTTCTTACCTTTTTTTCGCCTCCCGGCAATGGGTGTTTATTATTAGATGCCATTACCCGATAGTGCCTCCATTGTTACTCTGTATTCCTGAATTAATTGATGTTGATGTTGTAATAACCTGTCCGCCTGCTTGTAATCGTGTTGCTGTAATACTGTCAATAAGTTCCACTTCGTCTACTGTTGCTCCTGAAATAAATACTTCGTCGTTTTCGGATTTTATTTCAAACAAACTTCCGAACACCTGTGACTCTTGCACCGGAACTATAACAAAAGATACTACATCCGGGGTAAGTTGATTCATCACATGTGTGGCCAATTCACTAAAGAAAAACGTTTCTCCAAATTCCCAATTGTCGAGTGCAAAGTACTGGTTTATGGCTCCGATAACTCGTGTCTTGACGTCATTATCGTTAATTACTAAATCAGGGTTCTTTACAACTTTAAATATAGCTCTTAGGCTTTCTGCTGCCTTACTGCCAAAAAGAACTTTATATTTTACAGGATGATAAATTACTTCATCGCTTATAGTTTTAATTTTGTTTAACTCTTGTCCAAACGAACGAAACAATTCGTCACTGCTTGGCGGCAACGGAGCCGAGCTTCGGGCACCTGCTAGCCACTTTCTGTATTCTATATCATATCGACGGGTCAACATAAACGTATCCATAATATTGCTTGCGCTCGGATCTAACCGTGAATTAGAATCTGCTGCATGTACATACGAAAACTTCAAATTATCTCTGCCTAAAAAGCCTCGATATACCGACGCTAGTAGTAATATACTATTAGTGAGTGTTTTAAACACCGACGAACTGATGATGTAAAAAGTAGTACCTTCCTCGTACGAACTATACGATCCTATTGATATTTCTGTCTCTACAACTATAATATTCTCGTCTACTGCGTCTACATATCGAAAGTCTTCTACGCCGTCGTTTGTTATAAACCGCTTTTGAAAGACATACTTCAAAGTAACATTAGCAGACTCTTCTACAATGTCACTAAACATAGTTGGATTATCAACAACTCCGTCGTCATCGCTGTCAAAGAAACTTACTTGTACTTTTTTAGTATCAACGTATCCTTCTTTGTCGCGGTATTCTTCAACGACTTGCCAGTCGTAGTTTACAGTAAAAGGAACAGTTTCGTCGGGCTTTGTGTTGATCGACATAACTTGAATTTTATCTTTAACTACTTCGCCTACACGAGTGTCGTAAACCTTATCACTACTGTCATAATAAAATTTAATCTCTGCATCGCTTTCAAATATGTAACGCTGCCCCCTGTATGTAATAGTATATGCTTCTCCGTTAGTAGAGAAAAGCAAAAGCCAACTTGCGTCAAGGTTTTGATTAGTAACGTTACCTGTTTTACTTGTACTAAACTCCGAAGTAATGTCTAGGTTGTTTTTTGTAACAAGCTTCCATTTTCTTTCATTTATATCGTACCGCAAACCAAAAGAGTTATACGTAAACACTTGATCAATTATTTGTGTTCTTACCGAAGCAACGATAGATGTTGCTAGTTTTGGTCTCACCTCAGCCAGTATCATAGTAGCTGGTATGATATCGTTAAGCTGTATTGGTCCTATTCCATCATTGACCCCTATGCCGGTTCCTGCAATACTAATAACTTTTGACCATTTATAGCTACTAGCGCCTAGTTGTGTACCGTTAGCAGTAAGGGTTCCGTTGGGCATAATATATAATCCCACAGGAGCTTCAAACTTACATAGCGTCCCTGGTTCAAGATACCGCAAAGAGTTTGTAGTAAATGTTCCCACCGTATAGCTTTGTCCGTCAATGTCTCGAAAGAAGCCTGTGCTAGAGTTGGTGTCGCTAGTTGATTGCACCCACTCTGCTGATAAATCGCTTGTGATAAGTTTTGTAAAGTTATCATAATAAAAATTAAGAACCTTCCGGTCTTTAATAATAGGCTCTATTGTGTTTAAGATTACACCTTCGATATCAGTTTGTGTCTGAAACGTAAAGCTTCCTTTTTCTCTTAATTTTTCTTTGTAAATAACACCGTCGTTTCCGTAAAGGTTAACTGACGTGTATTTTCCGCTAGCATCAATAAGGTCAAAATAACGGCTAATGCCGCTTGATGTGCGATTAACTGTTTTTACTTTAACAATTTCTTGGCTGACTCCGAGCGGAGCAATATTATAGTCTTCTGCTGTTACCATTCTATTTTGTGTATAATAAGTAGCAGGTGCATTTGCTTTAATGCTGTCGGTAGTTTCTGCCGCTGACCCGTTGTCAACCGTAGCCTTTAACGACATGCTGATAGTAAGCTCTTCAACTCCGCCTGCGCGGCTGATATAAGGAACCGTAATAGTAATACTCTGCATTTCGCCAGGGTTAATAACTACCGCTCTATTAGCGCTTGTTCGATAGTATGCCTTAAACGCGCCTCGCGGCAAGTTACCAAATACTCCATCAGAAAAGATTAAGTTAATTCTATCATCTGCTCTAGTTAATACTGAATAAAAGTTGCGTATCTGTTTGCTCAAGCTGTTGTATATAACGTTGTTGCCTTCTACAGCTTCAACTTTAGTCCAAAATTCTTCTTCGTTGCCGTCGGCATCAAGCTTATACAGCCAAACATCGCTATTATTGATATCTCGAGTATCTATTCCAATAACCTGATTCGGCACTGGATTATCAACTACAAAATTGCCTTCATCTAATGTGCCCTGTCTAAAGTGACAAAAGAACCCTGAGCCTGTTGATGCTGCTCCCTGCCCGTTATCTCGATAAAGAAATGCAAGACTTGAATTACGTGCAGGCGCTTCTTCTAAAATTGCGCCGTCTTCTAAATCAGTTGATACAACTTCAAACGGTGTTGTTAATCCTTCGACACTCTTTGAATAACGATAAACAGGAATATCTGTATTGATTGCATTAAAGCGATACTGCTCAGATGGTATGCCTGCTACTACATCTTTTTTGTTTGGGCGGCCAAAGGTTCCGTTACTAGGTAACGATGCGTTTAAGATTTTAACGAATTGTTCAAACCAATTTGGATTAGTTGGGTCATTCCAACTAATGCTCTGCCCAGCTAAGTTAAAGTTGTTAGAATCAAGTATTCGCTCAGATGTAACTACTGAGTCAAATTTTAGTAGCCCGTTAGCTGCAAGATTACGTTTTACGTTATACGATAGTAATCTTGCTAAGCGCAGTACAGACTCGCGCCGTTCTGCAAGTTCTAGGAAGTTTTCACGAGCGTTTAAATCAATTCTAAAGCTAAGGTTTTGTCCTAAGAACGCAATAAGATCAATAAGTGCAAGATACTCGCTGCTTTCGATGTAGTCATTAAAGTCCTCCGGATAGTTCTCGCGAAGGTAATTAATCATAGTTCGTCGTAAATTGTCAAAGTCGTAACTCTGAAAATCTGCGTTTCTAAATGTTTGGTAGATTCGCTTCCAGTCTTGTGCGACTAGCAATCTATTTTGTCTATCTGTAGCCGACATTTCGGTTCCTCTTTAGTAGTTGTATTTATTAGATTCGGAAATGTACGTACTTAATTCTACTAAGAAATTAAGCCCGATGACTGGTCAAATTGCAGTTGCAGTGTTTCTGAAATATTATAAGGAAGGTATGTTAGGTCGCACGTAACTTGGATGCCCGTTTCGTAACTATCTAGTGTAATATCGTTTACAGTTACTCGCGGGTCAGAGTTAACAATAGTAGTTACATTTTCAGCAATTGCTGTTTTAACTTCTTCTGTTAGCGGTTCGTACACTAGGTCCCATATAATTGTGCCGTACGTTGGGTTCTCTAATTTTTCGCCTTGGCTAATATGAAAATGATTAATAAGGTCTTGCTTGATAAGTGCAAGGTCGTACAATGTAAATCCGTCTTGGTCGGGATCAACTGTACTAGTTCCTCTGTATGCTCGACTTTTTACTACAGCCGTTGGGGCTGCTGCTGAACTTATGTTTACTCGCTTAATTAAATTTGTTTCTAGTGTACTCATTTTGTATTTATACGTATCCGGTATCGAAGAATTTACCAGTGTCTGCAAATAGCTTAACGTCGTCGCTGCTACTAACTTTCCAGTTTCGGCGTATGTCTGCAACATACATAAATTCGTCGTCTATATTAAAAACGCTTTCGCGTACTTCTCGTTGTTGGCTACCGCCTAGCACCGTTACCGCGCGCAATTTTGGGTCAAAATCTCTAACAAAGCCAACATGCCCGCCGGGCTTAGTTTTACTCTTAAAAACTATGATGTCGTTTAGCCGTACATTAGACCAAGTCCTCCAATCAACTGGAAAGCCCCACCGTCTATACGACTGCGAGCTAACTGTTCTAAAATTGTTATAGCGTGCTTGATTTAAGCACCATCCCACAAATGCAGCCGACCAACCTAGTGTACTATCACTAGCTAATGTAAATCCATTAAGTTGCAGTGCTGCTATAATTAACGGATTAGCTCCTGATTCTTTCCAGTTTTGCGAAAGTGCACCAGTAATCACCGACGAAAGAATTGCGTACTCGCCTTCTCCCTGCGAATCTACAATAGACGGGCTGCTGTATTGAATAAAGTTGCCTTCTGTGGCAGGTCCCACTGATCCGTAAAATCCTGTAGGTGCATCTTTTACTCCCTTTAGGACGCTCGGGCCGGTTAATGCCGAGGCATTAATCTGCGGTAAAAATGCCTCAAGTTCGCCGTCGTTAGTAATACGCGATGGATCTTGCACTGGATTATTTGGTATACGTATCTGTGCCATTATACTACTGCGCTCCCTAAGTTAAAATATTCGTCGCCGGTTGTGCCATATTGATCCCTGCCGCCGCGACCGAGTCTCCACTGTGACATGCCATCTGCTCCAAGTAAGTGGGCCCCAAACAACATTCCGCCAATTTGCTGATCAGTGTCGCCTTCTCTTATTCCATTAAAAGATAGCAAATATCCACGATTCTTGTTAGTGTAAACAATTACTGCATTTTCCTGAGCTTCTTGATTAGCTAGCCAGTCAGCTCGGCTATTGACTCCGTCCTTGCCAGTCCAGTTGTCGTCGTTTAGCATTTCACTATTTAAATTAGCTGCTGATAATTTAATGTAACCTGCGTCTTTTAATCCAGCGGTTCCAAACTGAAATCTTCCAACAAAGCCAATTGTATTGATAGCATCGTATGCATCTCCGCTTTCTCGTATGCCTAGTGCGTTAAGGTATGCTTGTGTTTGCTCTAAGGTGAATCCTTTAATTAAGCCTGCTGCTAGAAGGGGAGTAGTCGGTGTGCCTGAATATGCAGTTTGGTTACTAGTATCAACAGCTCTCGGAGCAAGAGTTGCATCAAAGGGAGTCGAAGCCGACGACTGACGTACGGTAGTAATTTCCGGTGGAGTAGTTCTTGTATCAAAAGTATCATATGACACGCCTGCAATAGATTCAGTTTGCTGCCTACCGGCTTCGATCTCGCTTCTATTAAAACGCAACGGATCGACATTTTCGTGTTGGTTCCAGCCTTCGTGTTCCGGAACCCGCGCTACTTGTGCTGCACGCAGTGGACTTACTGGAACCACTGGCTGCGGCTCTGCCGGGTTAACTGCTATAGCAGCTACTTTCGCCGGCGAATTGTGATATATTTTTTGATCAGGTCCTACAGTTATAACATAATCACCTAGGACATTATGCTGTTCGTCAACACCGACCGACACAAGCAAACTCTGCTTAGATACTATATTTGTGTCTAAGTCAGAATAAAGATTTAAGCTAGCTTCGGCTTCTATTCCAATTTCAGCCTTAGCTCCGATGCTTACAGATGCGCCAGAAAGTATAGTAAAGTTATTAGCTTCTGCGACCTGCGTAAAGCTGTCTTTTGCAAACTGTGCTATGTATGTGCCTGCGTTGTGCGTTACGCTTGTAGACGCGTTAAACGCGGTGTAAGACCCTGATGTAGCGTTAATACTACTGCCTGCATCTACTCTTATCTCGTTGCCTACAACCATGTTCATATTTCGGTTAGCAGTAAAGTTAACGTCTCTGTCAGCAGTGAAGTTTAAGTCGCTTGCTGAATGCACACTAATGCTATCTTCGGCATAAATGTCAATCTTGCCGTTTGATGATAGTTCAACCCACGAAGTTCCGCGAGCGTTTGATATGTAAATCAAATCTTCTGTATTGTGCATTACTATTTGGTGACCAGTGCGTGTCTTGAGGCGAAATAATTCGTTTTGTGGATATCTAATATCGCCTCCTTTTTCGCCTCGTTCAACGTTCACATACTCTTGCGGCGTGTCAGCTGGGGATCCTTTGCGTAGAATTTTATCATCGCCGTCGTCCATAACAAACGACGATCCGCCTAGTCGATTAGTCGGCTGTAGCGGGGCACTGTGCTGGCGATTATTTGATTTCACGCCCTGGGGTTTTTTTGGAGAACTTGTGCTTTTATCTATAGGACCAGGTGTGTTAATGCCAAACACGCTACTCGGAACTTCTCGACGTGCTGATGATGTAGTTGTTCCGCGTATTTCGTCGTCTAGTAACCCAGATTTAATTAAAGTGCGTAGAAACTCAGTATGTATAGGTTTTCCAAACACAGTAGGTCTTCTTGAGGATGTGTCGGTTGTTGAGTTTTTACTGTACTCAGCCGTTGGAACTTTCTTACCAGATAACTTTGTACTTGCATTCGATGCAAACGTTGATGATGCATGGCCTGGTATCATAAAGTTAGTGTGCTCGTCCATTACCGATCCGAGCCAAAAACATTTTCCGGTATTGCCTTCTGCAAATGTTACAAGCACTCGTGTTCCGAGGTCTGGCGGAACAAACCACATGCCGTATGACTTCTGTACGTATTCGTATGAGTTTACGTCTCCGTTTAACGAAGTTGTTCCTGCAAACGGAGAAAGATACAATGCTTCGAACGCCTGCCCTGAGTAGTTAGCACTGTTGCCGGCTTCAGTTTTTTTAACTAACTCAACTAATAGTCCGCCCATAAATTTTGGGTCGAGATGACCAACAACAATGGCTTCATACGGACCGGAGTCCATTGTTGCTCCATTTATTACATTAATACGATAACTCATTAGAATGAACCTGTTGTAGCTGTTATTGTAGTATCAAAGCCGCCTGCGTAGCATTTCTTCTCGCCCGGTGCGGCTTGCTTAACTGCGCCTGACTCTTTTAGATTTGCTGTAGGCCCTTGGTTGCGCCATCGCACAAGCTGTAAGCTTTGCGTAAACATATTACCGCTAAAATTATGAGTAATTTGTGTCACTCTATATATTCCACTAAATGCACCTAGTGCCATTGTGTTGCTTTGGTTTGGAAATTCCATTATTTCGTCGCCATAGTCAATCGGGGTACGAAAGTCTATCCTAATGGTTACTTCTCCGTTTTGATAATTCATGTTGCCGTCGAGATTAATATTGTCGTATTTGCTGTTCTCAGACCGATAGTTACCCACTCCGGAGTCAGAAAGAAAATACGGATCCCCCATAATTTCCATGTCTAGTACAAGGAGGTCTGCATTAGAGTTTACTAAAGCTTCGTGGAAGCTCCTAGCAACTCTTAGTTCTACGCTATCGACGTTTGATCCTCCGCTAGTGCCTGTAGTTTTTTCAATTTTAGATCCGCCTTCGGTAGGCACTGCGCCTTCTAATGGGTGTGAATCTGCTGTTTGGCTGTTACCGGCCTTTATTTTAGTGGTAGATTGGTTTGTTAAGCTTTGACTATCTAAGGCGTTAGGTCTTCCGGATGTAGCTATAACCGGGGCAAAAAAACTAAAGTTATAATCTATTCTAAAACTAATGATACTGTTATTCTGCCCGGTATATATGTAGTTATAATGTTTTGCATATCTAGCCGTGTCGTCTTCTTCTAAAGACACAACCGGCGTTTTACTAGTCGGAGACTTTTGAAAATTGATGTTAATGAGATACTTAACAACCTTATACACGTACACCTTTGGGTACGCCCCTCTTGCATTAATACGGCGTTTGTCGGGAATAATATACACAAATGGTTCAATACGGAACCACTCAACTGTTCCTTTCTCATCAACACTATTAATTTTTTGCAACAGGGCTTGGCCGTAATTGCTAATTAACACCATTTCAGTTATAATGTCAACAATCTTTGTACCTTTTTTAAATTTGTAACTTCGCTTAGTGCCGCTAACTGTTAGTGTTTCGGCATATCGTTTCATTAAGTTGTTTTCGTCATCCCAGGGAACGCCCGGCAGTCCGTACGGAGTAGGGCCTGCTTCGTCTGGATCTTTGACAAGTTTTGAGTTTCCGATTTCACTTACGTCTTCATTTGCTAAAAAAGCGAGAGTTTGGTCAATTTTTTCTACAAAGAACAACTTTCTCTGATCTTCACTAAGTCCGCTAAGAAAAGAGTTAACTGTTTCGTCGCCACCTGTTGCTGCAAATGCGTCGCGAATGTTAGGAGTTGATGAACTTCTGTCTGTGGCTGCATTAACCGACACGTTAGACAAGTCTAAATCAAGCGACGACACTTGGTCTGGAAATGCTATAACATACGAGTCTGCTGTCTCTAATGCGCCGGCATCGCAACTTTCGTTGTCGTTTAATATCTGCGTTAACGCACGAGAGCCATAGTTTTTTTCATTACCGCTATTTGACTGTAATGCCTGAATAACAGTTTCGCCTGTTATATTTACATCCTTCTTAATTTCTTGAGTTTGATTAAACAGTGCTATGTCATTATATGCAATTGCTTCGCACGCATATATAGTGCCGGCTTCGTTGACTTCAAACGTTGCATTCGTAAAACGCATCGGTATCATTCTTTTGTTATAATCTGGTATAACTTTATTACTTTCGTCGTCCCATCCGACAAATTCAATAGTCAGCACAAACGGTGCTTCGAGGTAGTTTTCGTATCCAGCTTTTTTTGCTGATAATTGTAATGTTTGCAAAAAGAGACCCATGCTATACGGTTCAGTAACAGTAAAGCTCATAGTAGTAGCATTTGTTATTCCTGTGAGATTATTAGGTGATACTATACTTTCAATTTTTACGTCATCAATGTAGTATTCGATCCTGCCGCCTGTTTCAAAAGATGTAGTTGGTTTTTGGTCTCCAAGGCCACCGCCTGATCTTAACACAACTACCTCCGGTCCTGTCTTTCGGTATGTAGCTTTTGGATAATTTAGCTCGATTGGATTTAATACACCTATTGTAAAGATGGTACTAAAACTGTTAAACTCATCCAACGGATTCGACCAAGGCCCTGGTGATTCTGGTGTGTTTGGCAGTAACGTAGATGCGTCAAACCGCCTCGGCTGTCCTGCATCAGTTGCTCCGGTTGGGCTAGTTTCTCCTACTTTAGGTTCTGCCATATTATATTCCTAATAAACTTTTTAATCTGCTGCCTTTTGGAATATATATCTTTTCCCCGGCAACCATGTCGAATACCGGATCCTTAATGATATCCATGTTGCGCTGCGCAAATACCCACCATAATTTAGAAGTGCCGTACAAATCATATGCAAGTAGATCAGGACGATGCGTGTATTGCGGCTTTATTTCCCAAAGTAAATCGTCGGCATCCTCAGGCACTGGCCGAATCTGCAATAAGCCTAGATAATTTGCGTTTATGATGGGCGTTTCTTTCCACGGACTCGTTGATGCGTAAGCAGCCATTAAATAAATCCTCTTCCGTTTGATATATATTTGCCATCTGCAAAGTTTTGAAGACTAAACTCTTCAACTCTGCGCCTGCTGTAATTGGGCTGCACTGATACAGTTAACATACTCTGTGTTGGTACCCAAGTAGTAGCTATGCCGTCGCCTACAGTAGATTTAAGTCTAGGATTAGTAGTTATTACCCTTCCGTTTTCGTCAGTGGTGTCTGCAAGGTTGCCGCCGATACTAGTGGCTATGTAATCTACTCCGGGCTGTAGATCGACTGTAAAGTTAGTAATTACACAAGGAATATTATTGAACACAAAATCTCCATACCCGTTTAATTTAACAATAGGCGGTGGTGCACCGGAATTACCACTATCACTTTTACCATAGAACATTTTTGTTACCGTTCGTAGGTAATGCAACATTGCGACCCAGTACTGTCCTTCTTTTTCATTTTCGACTGTGAAATCACACGAAATAAGAATCTCTGTCACTGTGCTGTTTATGTAGTTATTATACGCATAGTTGGTGTTAGTAAGGCTTGTTGAATTATAGTTAGCAAACTGACTCATAACAATAGTTGGCGTATAAGGAAAAATTAGTTTATTACCGGTTTCGCGGAGAGGCTGCAATACCGGACTTTCCTGGTATTCGGTTATTCCGGTGGGCAGACTTAACGAAACTCGCCAGTCTCTTTCACCAGCAAACGCAGCTATAGTTGTCTCACTGCCTTGTGTTCTCATCTGTCCGTCTTTAACAAGACCGCTGTTGTTCCGGCGTCTGTTTCTTCCTATGTTGGGAACATCATCAAGTGACGGCTGTATGGCACCTATTACTGCTGATGTTGCTATATTTCTAAGACTCATTAATATTCTCCGTGTACGTATTTAGTTGACAAAAACCGGTATCTGTAGTATAATGGAATGAAATAAGGAGTCCATATGCGGCCAAAAAAATATCTAAATAATAAAGACTTATTAGCAGAAATCCACAAGTCTAAGAACACGTTTAGCAGCTTTGTTGAGGCTAGCAATGCCAATTTTGACATTATATTGTTAGATGTAAATCTAATTAATATTCGTACTACTGCCGAAGCAAAACGTAACAAAGCAAAACGATTAGGTGATGCTGCCTACAAAGCAGCAAAGATCTTGGATACTAAAGTAAAGCAAGCGCAGTTTGAAATAGACTATCGTACTATAACTAAAGAGGAAATAATCTTTCGTGTAATGACGTTTGACCATATTCCAGACGAACCGGGGCGCAAAAAGAATCCAAAAACAATAGCTGACACTAAAGTAAAGCTAAACTTTCCTCCGTTTCAACACTTTAAGTTTAACGACAACGGCGAGCTTATATTAGTTGGAAAAAGTCATTGGGCTGGGGATGTTAAAAGCGGAAAGTTTGACAAGGACAAAGGGCAAGCAACCAACGAGCTTGCTAAGATGTGGATGAAACTGTGTGATCGATACGGCACACGCGGCAACGTTCGCGGTTATTGTGTTGATATAAACACCGAAGCACTAACCGATCGTGGTTGGATGAGTATAAACGAAATTAGCGAAAATGATCAAATTTTATCATATACTGACGGCAATTTGAAATGGTCAAAAATTAAATCAATATACCGAGGTGACTATAACGGGTTAATGCACAAAATGACTCTTCGAGGGTTTGACTCACTAGTAACGCCGGAGCACAAGTTTGTTACAGAACGGGGACTAGTTAAGGCCGAGCACCTTAAAGAAACTGACAAATTGGTATTACTAGGTAATGCAGTAGTTGACATTAACCCTGCTGTATATACAGATGAATTTGTTGAATTAATTGGATGGATTGTAACCGACGGATGTTATCAAAAAGGCAGAAACAACAAATTTGGATGCATTAGTGTCTATCAAAATAAAGGAATTTATGCTGATCGTATAAGAGACTGTTTAACAAAATTAAATTATAAATTTTCTGAAAATAAAGAAAAAAATTTATGCTTTAGAATTTCTGCAGAATCTAGTAGAAATGTTGAATCTATCTTTAAAGAAAAAAACCTTAATATGAAATTTATAATGTCATTGACATCAACTCAGCGGCAATTATTAATTGAGACAATGATCGACGGTGACGGATGGAGGACTAATGGGTATAAAAGATATTGTCAAAAAGATCCCACTCACGTAAACCTATTCCAGGCAGTGTGTGCTATTTCTGGCATACGAAGTAATTCTCATCTAGTAAATGGTGTATCATTTGGGAAGCCTGTTACCTACTATAACATAAACTTGTTTACCGAGAAGAAAAATACAACTAAAGTAGAATGTGTAAATTTTCACGGTGGGAAGAATAA